CAGTGTTGGTATATTTGATGAAGAGTCTACGACTATTGAGACTGGCCGTACTTATCTTATTCTTGCAAATGATAATAGGATTGTATCTGCAATACCTGTTGACGAGATAAAGGGATCTTCTAATGCACTAGTAAAGTTTTTAAGTTACAAACAGTTGCCTTATTCTGAGGAAGAGTTGTTTGTTGTTTCTTTTAAGCCAAGAATGACAAAGGCTGGAAAGAAGATGGCTTCTCTAACTTTGGCAGATACAAGTAGAGAACTTCACTCTGTAACTGTATTTCCTACCGCATTTCCTAGAGCATACATGCACATTGAAGAAGGTAAGGCTTATAAGTTTAGTTTTGGAAAGACGAAAGACGGAACAGTAACACTGGAGGATGTACATGTTTGATCAATTAGCAGAAAAAATACATATAAATGCAGTAGAGAAAGGGTTTTGGGATCGTCCAGCAGATGAGATTTTTGTAACAAAACAAATGATGATGATTGTATCTGAAGTTGTTGAAGCAATGGAAGCACTAAGAAAAGAAATGGACCCAGATCAATTATCAGATGAGTTTGCAGACATTATTATTCGTACACTAGACCTTTATGCAGGTATGGTAAAGGCAGGGTATATGACTAAATCACTAGACTCTGCAATAAAGCAAAAGATGGAAAAGAATCAAGATAGACCAAAGAAACATGGGGTAAGATTTTAATGGCAGTTACAATGGAAGAAGTATTAGCACAGTTAGATCCTAAACTAAGAAAGAGATTAGGTAGTGGTGTTGGAGTAAACTTTGAGTATCAACCTACACCTAGTTTTGGATTAAACCGTGCACTAGGCGGAGGACTGCCTTATGGACGACAGGTCCTTATCTGGGGATCAAAGTCGTCTGCAAAGTCCTCTATGTGCCTTCAGATGATTGCTATGGCACAAAAAGAAGGCAAGGTCTGTGCATGGATTGACTCTGAAATGTCATACTCTGAAGACTGGGCTGTTAAACTTGGGGTAGATCCAACTAAACTAATTTACTCACAAGCAAGGACTATTAGCGATATGGTTGATGTTGGCGTTGGGCTTATCAATGCTGGTGTTGACTTAATCGTAATAGACTCTATTACATCAATGCTTCCTGCAATATATTTTGAAAAAGATACAGATGATATGAAAGCATTAGAAAATACTAAACAGATTGGAGCAGAGTCTCGTGACTTTAGCAACGCATGGAAAATGCTTAACTATGCAAACAATAAAGTTAAGCCTACTCTTCTTGTACTTATTTCTCAGTCCCGTAATAATATTAATGCTATGTATACTAGTCAGCAGCCGTCAGGTGGTCAGGCTACTAAATTTTATTCGTCGTGTGTTATTAAACTATTTTCATCAGAATCAGACAATCAAGCACTTAAGGGAAAGATTAAGGTAGGAGATAAATTAATTGAAGAAAAAATTGGTAGAAAGATTCGCTGGGAACTACAGTTCTCTAAAACCTCTCCAGGGTTCCAGTCTGGTGAGTATGATTTTTATTTTAGAGGTGACGATATTGGTATTGATGCCATTGGTGATCTGGTTGATACAGCAGAATCAGTAGGACTAGTTAATCGTACTGGGGCATGGTATCAACTTGATGATGGTACAAAGGTTCAAGGACGAGATGGTTTTATCAATCGTGTAAGAGAAGACCTAGATCTACAGCAAAGCCTAAGAGATAAACTGGCAAATGGCTGATAACAACTTTGTTATATTTCATGGAAAGTTTCCATGCAAAAAGTGCCAAGAAGAGGTGTTATCTTTAAGACTTTGGCGTGAAACAGGAGATGCAACATGGATGTGTTCTGCAAAGCATATGTCTAAGGTTGCATTGATACCATCAAAAAAGAAAAAGAAAGATTTTGTTAATGAGTGAAAGATCTGAATCAAAGCGTATCGGAGCAAAGCAGCACAAGAACTCTGGTAGAAATAACACTAAAGGTGATGCATCTTGGAATAATTTTGTAATAGACTTTAAAGAATGCTCTAAGTCTTTTACATTAAACCAAGATGTTTGGGCTAAGGCTACAACTGATGCATTAAAGAAAAGCATGGATCCTGCTTTGATTATTGTGCTTGGCGAGGGTACGCAAAAGGTACGCCTTGCTATAATAGAGTTAGATATGTTAGAACAGTTAATAGAGGAGAACAAGAATGTCAAATGAGGGTCCACAAAAAACCACACTAGAGCAAGTAAATGGTTTGGCTGAGATTGCTGAGTATATGAATGACGAAGAACTTACAGTTGCTCTTACAATGATTGCTAAGATAATTATTAAACCAGATATTCCAATTCAGGTTGCAAGTCTTGAGATTGTTAGACTACAGGCAATTGCAGCAAAGATGTCATTAAAGGCTACGTGGATGGCCAATGTTGATAAAAGTGACAGGGCAAAGAAAAATATTTACTATACCGCAGCAGAATCAATCAATGATTTGGTATCAGCATTAAAATACATTATGCGCTAACCTGCTATACTTATATAAACAAGGGATGATAATGACTAAAAATTTACTACAGCAAATAATGATTAGAGAACCAAAGAAGATAGAGATTATAGACACTCAGGCATTGATTGAAAAAATTCAGTCAGGCTATACAATTAAGCGTGTAGATAAATTTCAAACAAAGAAAACTTTTGCACCATCTACAATTGCATACTCTCATGGTGAATGCCCAAGATATTGGTACCTTGCATTTGAGGGTGCAGTATTTGAGGATAATGCAGATGCCTACGGCGCAGCAAATATGACTGCTGGCACTAAGTCTCATGAGCGCATTCAACAGGCAATGATGGATTCTGGTATTGCAGAAATATATGAATCAGATGAAGGTCCAACAACAGAGTTTAAGATTATTAACAATGATCCACCTATCTTTGGTTATGGTGATGCCATGATTAATTGGGAGGGTGAGCAAATTGTTGGAGAAATTAAGACTATGCTCAATGAAGGGTTTGAGTATCGCAAGAAAGCGTTAAAGCCAAAGACTGGTCACTTAATTCAGTTGCTTATTTATATGAAGATTCTTAAAAAATCAAAGGGTGTATTGATTTATGAAAACAAGAATAATCACGAGTTGCTAGTTCTTCCAATAGAAGTAACAGATTATTATCGTCAATGGATTGACGAAACATTTCAATGGATGAGAGATGTTCGTAAAGCATGGACAGATAAAACACTACCCACAAAAAACTACAGATCAAATTCAAAAATCTGTAAAACATGTCCAATTCAAAAAGCATGTGAAGATGCTGGCGCAGGGGTAGTAAAACTTAAATCCCTGGAGGGGCTCAGTGAAGTTATGTAGTGTATGCGATACATCATTTAAACCTAAAGTAACTTATCAAATTTACTGCAATAAGGTTTGTAGGGATATTGCAACCAGAGAAAAGATTGTAGAAAGGTATAACGTAACAAAAAGACAAAAACGAAAAGGTAAAAAACGTTTATGTCTTGGTGGTTGTGCACAAGAACTTTCTATATATAACGACTCTGGATTTTGTTCAAATTGTAATGTTAGTGAAAAAGCAGTTGCAAAAATGTTAAAAGAGTTGAAAGGCTATATTGAATATGAGCAAGACTAAGTGGGGAGCAGAAGCACAGCCAAAAACTATTTGTGCTATAGATGCTAGTACTAATAGTCTTGCCTTTGCTTTGTTTGTTGGCAATGAACTTGAAAGTATTGGAAAAATTTCTTTTGAAGGAAATAATATCTATGAAAAAGTTATGGATGCTGGCAAAAAAGTAAAAGCCTTTTTTGATATTTATGGTGGTTTTGAAGCAATAGTTATTGAACATACAGTATTTATGAATAGCCCCAAGACTGCTGCTGACCTTGCATTAGTTCAAGGTGCAATTCTTGGATCAGCAGGACAATCTGGAACTAAAATAATTGGCAGAGTTTCTCCAATTACTTGGCAAATTTTTATGGGTAATGGAAAAATATCTAAAGAAGAACAGTTACTAATACGATCTCAAAATCCTGGAAAGTCTGATTCATACTACAAGGCTCATGAAAGAATGCTTCGTAAAGAAAGAACAATTAAGTTTATTAATATTAATTATGATAGAACAATTACAGATAACGATGTTGCCGATGCCTGCGGTATAGGTCATTGGGCAATAAAAAACTGGGAAAAAGCGATAGGAGAAAATAAATAATGCCAGAGTTAAATGCAAACATACCACCGATTTCGTGTTATGTAAGAGGAAACTACTTAAGAAATCATCAAGATAGCCACGATAAATATTTTGAGTGCGTAGTCTTTGGTGTTTCAAGTTTAAAATCTAGAAGTCCGCTATTTCATATTATGATGCCAGACGGTGGCCTATGGTGGAGACTTCCGATTTCTGCTTTTTGCACAGAGCCAGGGGTTCCTGAAGTTGATCTACACAATCTAGTGTTGTGGAATTCTTTTAGTCATCACATTGCTGTAACAAGATTTGAAAACCTAACAAACCTTAGAATGTCTTATATAGATAGAACAAAAACAATGAATAAGGGAACCTATCTATTTACATTAGACTGGCACAATCCAGACACAAATGTTTTAGATGATGGGTATTCTGAAAGTCCTGCAGACCATAAGTGTGGACATGTTATTCAAAGAGATGATGGTAATTTTGCAATTCAGCCTAATAACAGAGTCAGGGTATACGAGCCTTCATTTACGCTAGAAAAAGAGTATTTGATTGACAGAATAATCAATGAAAAGAAGTATGACGTAGAAAACCAAGATAAGTGGATAATGGAAAACTCTGATAGGTTTAACTACAACATTGAAGAAAATAAAGGTTGACAAATAACGCTATGCCTGCTAAACTATATACATCGGAAGTCTATATGCGTAAGAGGTACCTTATGGATAAAAAGACTCCAGAAGAAATTGCAAAGGAGTGCGGAGCCAGTGTTGAGACTATCTACGTATACCTTGCTAAATTTGGATTAAGGAAATCTAAAAGATGAAAAAGATTAAATATTTTATGTTTGTTTTATCCTTAGTAACTGCAGTAGGATTTGCAACTGCAATTTCTGCACTTAAAAATATTCCAGAATCTTTTGACTGGAACCTAGAGGAAGATGAAGATGAGAATTATTAAACATTTTATATATGTTGCAAAAGCCCTTACACAAAGACTATTCTGCAAACATACAGAGTCTTCAATATCATCTTGCCCATTTACTGGTAGAACATATACAACATGCCTAAAGTGTTTCAAAAGATTAAATGTTGAGGTAACTCCGTGAGTGACAATCTTCACATTACTGTTGATCAGGTAAATCATCCTGTTCATTACACATCAGATCCTTCTGGGGTTGAATGTATTCAAATTACTAGACATAGAAACTTTAATATTGGTAATGCATTCAAGTATTTGTGGAGAGCAGGACTTAAGGATGAAGCAAAAACAATTCAAGATTTAGAAAAGGCCATCTTTTATATTAAAGATGAAATAAATAGACTAGAGGGAAAGTATGTCAAGTGAGACAGAACTTATTCAACATCTTGATGAAGTTAATCAAGTAGTTACAGAATATCTTAAAGGTAATGACCCTACAGTTATTTCTAAAGAATTAGACATACCACGTACTCGTGTTGTATCTTTAATTAATGAGTGGAAAGTTATGGCATCCGCAAATGATGCTATCCGTGCTCGTGCTAAAGAGGCTTTAGTTGGAGCAGATACACACTATACAAAGTTAATTACAAAGGCTTACGAAGTTATTGATGAAGCAAGCCTATCAACAAACCTTACAGCAAAGACTGCTGGTATTAAATTAGTTTTAGATATTGAGTCAAGAAGAATTGACATGCTACAAAAAGCAGGTCTTCTTGAGAACAAAGAACTTGCAGAAGAGATGATTGAGATTGAAAGAAGACAAGAAGTTCTTGTTGGAATCCTAAGAGATATTGCTTCAGAGCATCCAGAGGTTCGTGATATTATTATGAAGAGACTTTCTGCTATTGCAAAAGAAGGAGAAGTGATTACAGTTGTCCACGATGTTCAATGATTTTCTTGAGGTATTAAAAGAGAATCATTTTGTTGAGACCCCAGTTGATGTAAAGACATTTGTCCAGTCACCTGATTATCTTGGTCAACCACTTTTATCTGATATTCAGTACGAAATTGTTGAAGCAATGAGCCAGATCTATCGTAAAGAAGACTTAATAGAGATTATGGGGGATGTTGAAGGCACCAAACACTTTAACAAATATACCAAGAATGAACTAATTCTTCAACTTGGCAAGGGTAGTGGTAAAGATTTTATTTCAACAGTAGCCTGTGCATATGTAGTATATAAACTATTATGTCTTAAAGACCCAGCAATCTATTTTGGTAAGCCTGCAGGAGATGCAATTGATATTATTAACGTTGCCGTTAACGCACAACAGGCAAAGAACGTTTTCTTTAAAGGTTTTAAAACAAAGATTGAAAAGTCCCCTTGGTTTGCTGGAAAATATAATGCAAAGGCTGACTCAATTGAGTTTGATAAAGCGATTACTGTTTATTCTGGACACTCAGAAAGAGAATCTCATGAAGGCTTGAACTTACTTATGGCAGTTCTTGATGAGATTTCTGGTTTTGCAAGTGAAGTTGTATCTGGAAATGAGCAAGGAAAGACTGCTGATAATATCTACAAAGCATTCCGTGGAACAGTAGACTCTCGTTTTCCAGACCTTGGAAAAGTTGTTTTGCTTTCATTCCCACGCTATCAAGGTGACTTTATTTCTCAACGATACGAATCTGTCATTGCTGACAAAGAAACTATTGAAAGAACACATACATTTATTATGAATGAAGACTTGCCACATGACGATCCAGGTAATCAATTTCAAATCTCGTGGGACGAAGATAACATTCTTCAGTACAAAATTCCAAGGGTATATGCATTTAAAAGACCTACATGGGAAGTAAACCCAACCCGTAAGATAGAAGACTTTAAACTAGCATTCTATACTGACCTTGGTGATGCCATGATGCGTTTTGCTTGCATGCCAACCTATTCATCTGATGCTTTTTTTAAACAGATTGACAAAGTTGAGAAGTGCATGAACAGTAGAAATCCATTAGATTCATTTAGAAGGTTTGATGAAACCTTTGTACCAGACCCAGACAAAACATATTATATTCATGCTGACCTTGCACAAAAGCACGATAAGTGTGCCGTAGCAATTGCTCACGTAGACAAGTGGGTAAACATCCAGGTAATTAAAGATTACGAACAGGTAGCACCAATTGTAGTAGTGGATGCAGTTGCATGGTGGGAGCCAAGAGCAGAAGGTCCTGTTAATTTATCTGAAGTTAAGCAGTGGATTATGAACCTACGCAGACAAGGTTTTAATATTGGCATGGTTTCATTTGACCGTTGGCAATCATTTGATATTCAGAATGAATTGCAGGCCGTTGGAATTAGGACAGAGACAGTATCTGTTGCTAAGAAACATTATGAGGACTTGGCTATGATGATTTATGAAGAGCGTGTTTCTATTCCAAGAATACCTATCCTATTAGAAGAAATGTCAGAACTTAAGATTATGAAGGGTAATCGTGTAGATCACCCACGCAAAAAATCTAAGGACCTTGCAGATGCCGTAACAGGTGCGGTATTTGGAGCAATATCACATACACCAAAGAATAATAATACTGAGATAGATGTCCATACCTGGTCTTCTTCTGCACGACTTGCAGAGAAAGACAGGGGTATGGTAGAATTAAGTAATCCAAAAATGCCTGACGATGTTAGAGATTTCTTGGACGGCTTTAATTTAATATAACATTCTAGTCATTGGACTAGATAAACTAACAAGGAGAAAGAATGAATTCATTTAAGAAACTCGCTCTTGCCATGGTTGCAGCCATGACATTGGGCACAATGGTAGCAACGCCTGCAAACGCTGCTGTAATGACAGTCGCTGTATCGCTTGATTCTGTAGCAAACACTACAAACTCTGCAATCGCAACGCCTGCATCATTGCCAGTCCCTGCAGACAACTCAGTAGATGCTGCTGATGCACTAAAGTTTGTAGCAACAGTTGATGTTGGAACAAGCGTAACTGTAGCAGCAACAAATGCAACAATCGTGTCTGCACTACACACAACTGCTGCACCAGTAGGAGCAACATCAGGATCATCATCTTTGACAGTTGCAACTGGTACAGGAACAACAGCAACATTTTATGTCTACACAAAGACAACAGCAATTGGTACAGTTGTAATCACAAATCAGGGTA